CGACTTCTTTGCTGAACGCCTGATCATATGAACAGGTGTGTTCAACTCCGTCGTCGTCTGTAAACTTCACCAAAGAAGGCAACGTGTCACCAACTTCCTGCGTCCCTCTTTCAAGATAAAAAAACAAAGAACAAAGACAACATTGTCACTCATTTGCGGACTCGTGAATTCGAATTGTATTGTCTATGGAAATCACTTCCGCCGATGATCCTTTCACCTATCGCCGGGACCGTGAACGAAGTCATTGAGAAACTCCGCATCGATGACCCGATCATTCTTGAACTGATAAAAATCAAAACACAAAAGCAATTCGCTGAACACTTTGACCTTGATCAGACGACATTGACCGGGTGGAATATGGACATCTCAAAGCGCGACACGTTGGCCGACATTCGAGTGTGGGCAAAGAAACTCACAAAGAACGTGATGTTTTCTATGTACAACAACGCTATGACAAAGGGAGGGACCTCATTCAAGGACCGTGAAAACTTCCTCAAAGTCATCGAGCAGTGGTCGGATAAACTCGACGTGAAGCATGAAGTTGGTGATACACTCGCCGACATCTTGCGAAATACCCTCAAACAACATGGAAAACAACCTTCTTCAACAACTGGCAATTCCGACAAGTAACGATGAACGCATCAGTCTTGATGAAACATCAGCCTTGCAGCAATTATGGATTGAACAACCTGAAACATTCTTCAGGGATATTTTGGGTGTTGAATTTTGGTCCAAACAATACGAGATTGTTCAAAGTATAACGAAACACCGTCGAACCGCGATCCGTTCATCAAACTCATCAGGGAAGACGTGGTCCATTTCTCGCATCGCACTGTGGTTCCTCTTTTCATTTTCGAACTCGGTTGTCATCAACACAGCACCGACACATCGTCAGGTTGAAAATCAGTTTTGGCGAAACCTTCGTTCGGCACACAACAAAGCAAAAATCAGACTCGGTGGGAAACTACTGAAGACAGCATTGTCGATTGATGAAGACTGGTTCGCACTTGGTTTCACTACCGGTGACGGTGAAGGGGCAATGGAAGCATTCGCAGGGTGGCACGCAAAAAACATGTTGGTCATTATCGATGAAGCGTCCGGGGTTCACCCTCGTGTATTCGAAGCAATCGAAGGTGCTATGGCCGGAGGTTCGACAGTGCGCTTGGTCCTCATCGGAAACCCGACACGAAACAATGGTGACTTTGCTGCTGCATTCAAGGACCCGATATATAACAAGATCCACATTTCAGCGTTCGACGTTCCGAATGTGCAAAAGCGTATGCAGTTGGTTCCCGGACTCGCGACATGGGACTGGGTTCAGGAAATGAAATCAAAATACGGTGAAGACTCGGACATCTATCGTGTGCGCGTACTCGGTGAATTTCCAAAGCATGAAACAGACACACTCATCAGCGTCGATGAAGTTGAAAAGGCTATCGATGCGGAACGTGAAATGTACGGTGAAGAAGAATTCGTGTTGCTTGACCCTGCTCGACGTGGTAAAGACAAGGCAGCATTCGTGTACAAGAAAGGAAACTATGCAATGGTGTTGGAGGAAATCGCATCATCAGACACCATGGTCCTTGTTGGAAAAATGGTGCAATACCTTGAAAAATACCCGAAAGCAAAGGGCCGTGTCGACATCATCGGTCTTGGATCAGGTATATTTGACCGCTTGCAAGAACTCCCGAAGGTCCGCGCAAGAGTGCAAGGGGTGAACGTGGCAAAGCCTGCAACAGATCCTGAACACTATGCGAACATTCGTTGTGAAGGTTGGGACCTCATGCGTCTATGGTTGCGCGATGCTATCCTTGAAAAACACGAGGGGTGGTATGAACTCGCAAAACCAAAATCAAAGATCAAGTCGAATGGTCAAATGATACTCGAAAGCAAAGAAGACATGGCAGCACGACGCGTTTCATCACCAAACATCGGTGATGCACTAGCACTTGCATTTCAAAAACCTTCCGAAGGTGGATCAATTCAAATGATATGGGGCTAGGAAATTCGTCTTGCAATTTATTTTTTGCTATAATAAAAACATTATCAACCTGTCAAACTATTATCAAAACAAATTTATGTTCAAAAAACTTCGAAAACAAATCGCAAAGGCATTGAACCCTGAAGATGCTTCATGGTCTTCAGTGACAAACGGCGGAAATGCCGGACTCTCTCGCAACACTTCGGTCCAAAATTTAATGGCCAATTATAAAAACTGGGTATATGTGTGTGTCGACAAAATTTCAGACACATCAGCAGGCATCAACTTTCGTGTGCGCCGATATAACAAGACAGGCGACGACGAAATCTTGATTGATCACAAAGCATCATTGCTTCTTGACAAACCAAACGCGTACATGACAGGTCGCGACTTTTCGTATTTACTTTTCGCATATCTCGAACTTACAGGGAACGCATACATCTTGAAGGACAATCCGAAGAACCCGACAAAACTCATTCCGGTCCCTCCGCAAAACATTTCAATCGTCATGGACTCAACAGGTCTTGAACCTATCGGATACAAAATCACCGGGAAGAACGGTGCGATTGCAAAAAACTTTGATGAAATCATACACTTGAAATATCCGAACCCTTCATCACCTTTCACCGGTGCAGGAACACTTGAACACATCGCCGAATGGGTTGATGTCGACAATGCTGCGACTGAATGGAACAGAATATTCTTTGAGAACGGATCATCACCTTCAATCTTCTTTGAAACAAACGAGTCAACACAGGAAGGACTTGAACTCGCAAAACTTGGCTATGCTATGCGAAACAGTGGGACCGGCAATGCACACAAAGCAGCATTCCTTCCAAAAGATGTGAAGGTTGCAAATCAAGGTGCAAACCCTCGCGACATGGAATTTTCTGAAGCAGACAATCGCTTCCGTGACAAAATCCTTTCAGGTTTCGGGGTTCCAAAATCTGTTGTCGGTATATCTGAAATCGGGTCAAGCCGTGCTGATGCTGAAGCGAAGAACTATGTGTTCCTTGCATTCACTATCGAACCGAAAATCAAACGCATGCTTGCTTCATTGAATGAATACTACTTGCCGTCATTCACCGGTGCTGAAAATCTATATTTTGACTATGAAGAATTTGTGCCACAGAACGATGAACTTGATCTTCGAAAACGTCAGGTTGCTCTTGGTGGTCAATCATATCAATCAATCAACGAGGTTCGTGCTGAAATGGGTCTTCCTGCTATCTCAAACGGTGACGCAGTGTATGGATCATTCGCAGCAATACCAATCGGGACCCCTGTTGAAACACAGAAATCAGTTGCAACCATTGAACACAAGCAAAACAAATCACTTCCGACACGACTCAAAGAATTCAAGAAGCAGGACAATGCAATGGATAACCTTGCAGACAAACTCACTCTTGCACTTACGAAGTCACTGACTGAAGAACAACTTGATGAAATCGTACACAAGCAATTCATCACACGAGTGACACCATTCGAAAAACAATTCGTTGAAGCGGTGGTCCGACATGACAACCTTGTCAAAGAAGAAGTCTTGGCAAATCTCGACAAACTTGAAAAAGGTATCAAAAGAAAAACAGCCGTTGACCTTATTGTGAAGGACCTATTCAACACAGCAAAAGTTGAAGAACTATTCATCGGCATCACAATTCCGGTCCTTCAAGAACTCTTGCAGGCCGAAGGTACTGCACAGGCTGCGCGATTGAACACATCAGAACCATTCAATCCAAACAATGCAGAAATTCAAAAGAGATTGACACAGATGTTGAAACTCACAGGCGAGTCATACACCGACACCACATTGAAGTTGCTCAACAACACACTTGGTGAAGGAGTGGGCGCAGGCGAGTCAATGGCAAAACTCACACAGCGTGTTGCAGATGTCTTTGAACTCACATCGAAATATCGTGCTGAAACAGTTGCACGAACAACAGTCTTTTCAGCAGCAAACGCATCAGCGCGTGAAGCATACAAACAATCAGGTGTTGTGTCGGAGGTAAAATGGCACACTGCCGAAGATGAAATGGTGTGTGAATATTGCGGACCTATGAACGGAACCACAGTCGGCATCGATGAAACATTCTTTGATGAAGGTGAAAATGTCCGGGGTTCAAATGGAAACACAATGCAGGTCAGTTTCGGTGATGTTGTTGATCCTCCCCTTCACGCAAATTGTCGATGCTTCACAAATGCGGTCGTTTCTCGAAAAGATAATGAGAACACTCCTTCAGAAGAAAAGAGTGCGGACAGTGACACTGACGCATTCCTGAAAGATCTTCTCACAGCACTTGATTATGAAACACCAAACGCCTAAAACAAAAGAACTTCAAGCCGCTGTTATCGCGAAAGTGAAACAGCGTCTTGATGCTGCAAAGTCAGGACAAAAAGTTGACCTTGTGAAGTTGAAGAAGCAGTTGATTGCATCGATCACCGCGAACAACGAAAAGAAGACAATCAAAATTCTTGGCGATATTCAAAAGAGTGTCAGCAACAAGGACCTTGTCACCGTGATGAAAGAGGTGAAGGCTTCAGTTGAAGCAAACAAATTCACCTTCCCGAAATACATCGAGATTATTCAGACAGCACGTCCAAAGTGGTACAAGGACCCTGTCGAAGAAGTCAAAATCAATGGTCCGATTGAGGTCAAGAACGCAGTCAAGATTGAAGGGACTGTGAAGACTGAAGCAGACGCAGGAACATGGACCGCACTCGCTGCGGTTTTGGGCGTTGTTATGGAAGGCCTCTTTTCATATCTCAACAAGTTTTCACAAAAGGTTTTCCGGGTGATGCCTTCGAAAGAACACTACACGACACCGCAACTTGTGGTCCTTGCCGACTCAAAGACTGGCCGTCCGGTTGATCTCAAAGATATTGGGTCAAGTCATGACGGAAAGGTTGTCGTTGTCGGACAGGGAAGTCGAGGTGGTCAGCAAGGTGGTGGAAGCAGTGTTGAAAATGTCGGTATCAAGGACGCGAACGGTGATCGTATCAATCCGGCGACTGATGAAAATCTCGATACACTCAACAGCGCTATTGCTGCACTGAAGGAAACTTCCGAAAATGATGACATATTCATGCGCCAACTGTTACAATTGTTGAGGCCGTTGAGTATTGTGACAAACGGATCATATCGATTGAGTATCGATGTGAACTCCGGGACCATAGGAACAGTGTCAGCAGTCACAACCGTTGGAACTGTCACCACAGTGGGAACAGTATCGAACCAAACAAACATGGGTGGGTTGAATGCATTTGATCTTCAAGTCAACACGGCTCGGTCAGCCTTCGCACTTGGAAATCGTGCCAATGTTTCATTTTAATAATTAACAACGAGAATTTATGTATACAAACAACAACAAAAAAATCTTCGATACTCCGGTGTGGCTTCCAACGGCTCAATTGCGTACAGCAACAAGCGCCCTTGCAGCGATGACATCAGCGAAATCAGGCGCATCAAGATATGTCTACTACATGTCAGGTTCGCTCTTTTATCGTTATGACACATGGAAAGACATGCATCAGAAACTTGCTTCACCGAACATTGCAGCCGTGACCGCGGCATCACTTCGATATGATGCAGACGGTGGGTATCGTGGAAACGTCCTTGCAGGTGTTTCAGGTGGACTCACTATTGCAGGCCTCAACTCAAACGTATTGAATGGGCTTGAAATTGAAATCACTTCAGGAAAAGGCATCGGACAAATCAGAACAATCAATGGTGTGTCCCCTGTTACAATCCGGGACACTGGAACTGTGACTGCTGCTTCAGCAACATTGCTCACAGATACGACACGACGTTGGAAAATCAATCAATGGATCGGGTATCAGGTCCGTGTTGTGTATGGTACTGGTGCATCACAGGTCCGAAAGGTTCTATACAACGATGCAACAACACTCTATTTTCAAGATGCGAACTATCAGCAACTTGAACCTTGGAACAACACTGTCTTTTCAGCAACAGCACCATATGCCGTTCCGGTAGCAACAGCAGGACTTCAAGCAATCTACTACATCGAGTCATCTGACATCACAGTGAACACAGCGTGGGACCTAACACCCGACACAACTTCTTCATATGTCATCAAAGGTGGTGGCGTGTTTATGCTTTCAGCGACAGCAGCCGCACCGTTTTCATCATTCCAATACTATAACGTTTTGTCAGACACTTGGACCACAAAAACACCGCTTGGAGGAAACCTTCTTGCGGCTCTTGGAACTGACTTTGACATGACACTCATTTCAAAAGAAACATTGCTCGATAGTGGAACAGCAAGTGCAGGTTCAGCGCGTACACTTACAGACGGAACAAAAACCCTCACTGTTGATCGATACACAAACTATGAAATCCGTATCACTGGCGGAACTGGTATCGGACAACGTCGACGTATCGTCGGAAACACTGCGACAATGTACGAAGTTGCAAAACCTTGGGACACTGCACCTGATGCAACATCAACATATTCAATCTATCCTGACACAAACAAAATATACTTATTCGGAAACGGTGCTTCATCAGCATATCAATACTCAATCGAGGAAGACGCATGGCACACTTCACATTCAATCGATTATGGTATCACTCGAAACATGACTGTTTCATTCGCAGGTCAGGAACCTTTTGCAATCACTTCAGCGGTCCGAAATACCGGTGGAATTACTGCATTGAACGCTACACCAACAGCAGGTGGGACCGGATATGCTGCCGGTGATCTATTCAACATCACAACCGGTGGAACAGTTGGAAAAGGACGTGTTGTTTCAGTCAGTGCCGGTGGTGTGGTGACAGCCGTTGAACTATATTCAGCAGGACTCAACTACACAACAGGAACAGGAAAAGCAACAACCGCAATCAGTGGTGTTGGAACTGGACTCACTGTTGAAATCACATCAATCGGAACTGTCGGACGTATCACCACAGCAACAAACTTGAACCTTGCCGTTGGTGACTCAATCACCTTGGCCGGTATCGTTGAGGCTGCATGGAATACGACATATACAATCCTTGCAATCGACGCATTGAACACCTTTGATATTGTCATCACTGCGACTGCGACTGCTGTTGCATCAAACTCACAGTCAACGACAGTCATTGTTGATGCTTCAAAGAACTGGGCCGTGAATGAACACGCCGGGAAGATCATCAAACTTGATGTTGCCGGTACAGCGCCGACAACTCAACTTCGAAGAATTACATCGAACACTGCAACGACAATCACTGTTGCAACAATCGTGGCCGGTGTGAACGGAACTTCAAGATATGTGATCATGCAACCTGAAGCAATCGGAAACGATCGTCAGTACAAAGCACCGAACGAAGGTCCAACAGGACGCGCGACAGGTGGGTCCACAACAACATTGATTGACTCAACAAAGGCATGGGCAACAAACCAATGGGCAAACTATCGCATCAGAATTGTGGCCGGAACCGGTGTTGGAAGTGAATTTGCTATCACATCAAACACAGCAACAACACTCACCTATTCAACACAGTCATTCACACCTGATGCAACAACGAAATACCGCATCATGGACACATTCGGAACCATGACTGCTGCTTCAACGACAACAATCACTGACACATCAAAGAACTGGATTGTGAACCAATGGGCAGGAAAGCGTGTTGTCATTACAGCCGGGACCGGACAGCGTCAGGAAGCAACTATTGCTTCAAACACTGCAACCGTCTTGACTCTTTCGGTGGCAATAACCCTCCCGGATACAACTTCAACATATTCAATCCTTGCGATTGCACCTCGTTCAGTTGGTATCAGTGCGCGTTGGATATTCGGAAACAGTGACCCTGCGACAAAAGCAAACATGATCATCATTCCGCGTGGAGGTGCTACAAACACAATCGATGAATACCAAATCAACACAGACTGGTGGGACTTCACAATCTTTTATTCACCACAGTCAGAAACACTCACAACCGGTTCATCATATGCGTATGACGGTGTCGACACATTCTATTTCACAACATGTGTTGCTGCTGACTTCATCTATATATTTGCGCTCAATTTGAACACAGGCGAGGTCGACGGAGCATTCCAAACAACGGCGACACAAGGAACGGTCCACATCGGTGGGTTCATGGAAATTGTGTCATCGGAAGACGGAGGGAAGTTTTTATTCATCGCACTGTGTACATCTCGTATTATGTACAAGGCACTAATTTACTAATATATGAACATCGAAGAAATCATCACAATATTGAACAGGAAACTTGAAAACCTCGAATTCCAAAAGAAGGAGGCAATTGCACAAGGCAATCTTGAACAGGTTGTCGAGATTGAAAAGCAAGTGGCAGATACAAAAACAACGGTCGAGCAACTTTCATCAATCAATCATTCAGGTATAATGTAATTATATGGCAATCGAACGACTAGCGGAGGCACACCCTATCATGCAAAAAATCTTTTCAAATATTCTTTTCAAGGTATGGATTGCCGCTGCCTTTGCTGTCCTCTTTGACCCTTCGAAAAGCACTGAAATGACAGCGGTCTTCATACTGATCGTCATTGACTTCCTCACTGGTGTCGGCGCTGCGAAATATACGGACCAACAAATCAAATCCGCAAAGATATTCAGGTCCGGGGTGAAGTTGCTCACATACCTTGCAATGATCTCGGCCGGATACCTGCTTGAAACATCAATCGGGTACAATGTCGGGGCAGATGAAATCATGATCGCATTCCTTGCGGCAACTGAATTCATTTCAATCATGGAGAATATGGGGAAACTGGGCTTCAAGACACCAAAGAAACTTTTGAACGTAGTCGAGGACATTCAAAAAGGTCGCTTGGGGAAATAATTATTCATTAACCATTGCACTTGTTTTCAAAAAAGTGCTACAATACAAATATGAAAAATGATGGCGTACTAAAATTAACAGAAAAAGTTGCGAGCGATATGCTTGCAAAGTTTTCGTCGCTAGAATTTCAAAACACATTGAAGGCAATCAAAGAGGTTGGCGACACTGGAACTTTTGAAATAGTTATCTCAACCGATGACATCGATCGTCACGGTGAAATCGTGGACCAAAAGGGAATTGACTTCACGGCTTACATGAAAAACCCTGTTGTTCTATGGGGACACAATCACAATCAAATCCCGGTCGGTGTTACAGATGAAATCTACACACGAAACCTTGGCGCACAAACTCAAACAGTTGCAAAGGGTCGTTTCGCTGATCATGAATTCGCTCAAACACTTCGAAGACTCTATGATGCAAAGATGTTGAACACATCATCAATCGGTTTTATTCCAAAAGAATACAACGGTTCAACAATCACGAAGTCAGAATTGCTCGAATGGTCCTTTGTGTCTATTCCTGCGAACCCTTATGCACTCGCACTTGGGAAATCAGGCTTCAATGTTGAAGAACTTATCGCAAAAGGCGTGTTCCTTGGCGATGTGAAGCACGGTGATGACATCGAAACACCGGTTGAAGAAGAAAAAGTTGACGAAACTGTGGATAACTCCGAAGAAAACACCACCACGCCACAAGTTGAAACACCTGTCGAGGACACACCTGAAGAAACAATCGAAACACCGGTTGAAACTCCCGAAGAAGTTGTTGTTGAAACACCTGAACCGGAAGAAAAAGGCCTTTTGTCTGATGAAGTTGCTGAAATTGATATGCGAAAAGAAAAGTATGCGAAATTTGAGAAAATGGACCGTCTATTCTGGGCATTCTGTGACGTATACTTTGACGAGGAAACACCTGTGGAAGAATTCGACAATCTTGTTGCCGAATTTGTTTCACTCATAACAGGTGCGACAACGGAAGGACGCTTGGTTGTGGAACGTGATATTGCCGAATTGAAGGCAAAACACGCTATCACATTGAAAGCAGGTCGAGTGTTATCAAGTGCGAACAAGGCGAAAATCAATGATGCAATCTTGGCGTTGGAAGAAGTGCTTGCAGCCGACTCAAATGAGGAAGGCAAACAAGCACCTATGGAGCGCGTAAAGACATCGGAGGTGGAGGCAATTGAAGACTTCCTCAAACTTCGAAAAGGCATGCAGGATATTGCAACAATCTTTTCAGATGTGTTGCACGACGCGAAAAAGGACGCTTCGAAATACATCGAAACGAACTAGTCTTCTTATTATTAAAAGTTTTTTAATCATCACATAAATATATGGACGAAAAAACACTCGAAGCAGTACGCGCTGAAATGAAAGGCGTTGTCGCTGCATCAATCAAAGAGTCTTTGCCTGAAGTTGTGGAACTTCAAGTTTCAGAACAGGTGAAGCAAATCGTTGCAAAGATGCGAATTGAACGTGCTATGTACGGTCAAGACGCTTCAGGCCTCAACGACGATCAGAAGTTGGCCCTAGCGGAAGACTTCAAAAACATCGCAAATGGCTCATTACAAAACGGACGTGCGAAAGCAGCAATCTTGTCATCATCTGATGAAGCAGGAGGCTACTTGATCCCGACTGAACTATACAACGGAATTCTTCGTGTAGCAGCATCAGCAGGTATCATCGCTCGTGACGCAATGCGTCTTCCTATGGGTACAACCTCAATGGACGTTCCACGTTACAGTGCAGCGGACCTCGAAGGTGGATACCTTGGTGAAGATACTGAAGGAACAGAGTCATCTGTCACCTTCGCTGACGCAAAACTTGTTGCAAAAACATGGTATGTGTTGCTTCGTGTTTCAAACACAATGCTTTCAAACACATCTGTGAACCTTACTGACTGGCTTATCGGTCTTATCGCCGAAGGTCTTGCAGTGAAACTCGACAAGGAAGGTTTCAAGGGTGGAACTTTCGCAGGATCACCTTTCGTTGGGTTCCTTGGATCAAACGAAGTGACTGTGTTCACAATGGCAACTGGAAAAGAAACTTTTGCTGAATTCGATATGGACGAAGCATCAGACGTTATTGCGTCTATGCCTGAAAGCCTATTGAATGGCGCTGCATTCTACTTCAACCGTACTGTATGGGCAAAAATCCGCATCAAGAAGGACACTGCCGGAACTTACGTTGTAGGTGCAAACGGTGGAATTGTTGCAATGAACTTCAAAAAGGAGGGAATTCAACCTGCCGGTGAACTTTGGGGCTTCCCTGTTTACACTACTGATCAACTTCCAACAAACGCACAAACTGCCGTTTCAACAAAATTCGGTGTGTTCGCTAACATTGGAAAGGCTTTGATCCTTGGTGATAAAGGTACAATGACACTCGCTCAATCTGACAGTGCAACTGTTGGAGGAAAGAACGTCTTTGCTGCTAACCAAAAGGCACTCCGTGCAACTCACGATCACGCAATTGCAATTGGTCTTCCAACTGCTGCGGTTGTGATCCGAACTTCAGCATCTTAATCCTGACGTTCTATTATTGGCCTAACTAAACAACATCATGAAATACAAAATATTATTTCCGATAGCGTACGGTGGCCGTATTGAAAAAGGATCAGTTGTTGAATTACCCGACGAGATTGCAAAGGCTTATGGGCCTGAATATGTGCAACCTGTGGACGGAACAATCGACACTGACGTGAATGAAGAAGATGAAGTTGCTCTTGAAGACATGACATTGATAGGCTTAAAAAACAAGGCGAAAGCCTTGGGCCTATCAACGAATGGCGGAAAGGCTGACTTGATCGAACGCATTTCACTTCATACGGCTGATAATTCAGACACAAAGACTGATGACGATGCTTCAACTGATAAAGACGAAGACGAAACAACAGACGATGACGCTGAATAATCACCGCATTATTAACCCTAAACACAATCAAAATCTATGAAAAAAGTATTTGACAACGTGGCGATCCTTCAATCATTGGTTCCTGCTGTGATCACTGCAACCACAAACGGTTCAGCAGTCGACACAAAGGGCTACAATGACGGAATGGTCCAAATCCTAGCCGGGGCAATTGACCTCACATCTGCGAACGAAACATACGCTTTCAGCGTTGAACATTCAGATGACGGATCAACTGGCTGGACTGCTGTTTCTGGTCTTACAAACACCATAACAGCAAACAATCAGGCAAAGGAAATTCGCCTTTCTGAATTGAATGTTGTGACAAAACGATACCTTCGTGTTGTTGCAACTCTTGGTGGAACTACTCCTTCATTCGCAGGAGCAGCCGCAATTGTTCTTGGAAATCCTGTTCAAGGACCTGTTGCAAACGCATAACATTGCGTTTCTATTCTGTCCGTATATTTTTATGCGGACAGAAATAGTGATACAATAAAAACATTATGATCAACTACGCACTAACAACAAAGGAACGAGTCAAAGCAAAAATCGACATCACGGTGGCGGGTCTTGATAGTGTCATCGATCAGATGATTGCTTCGGCAACAAGTAAAATTGAAACGATGTGCGGAGGTCGTCGCTTTTTGGAAACTACATATACGAATGAAATATATGACGGCTCATTCATGGACAAGAATTCCCCTTCGGTCCCCTATCTTATTTTGAAAAATGCACCTGTTTCAACACTGTCTTCACTTCAATATCGTTCCGGGACAAGGACATCACCGTCATGGGTCGACTTCCCGGCTGACAACTATGAACCTATGAACGCAAGAGGAATTGTCAAAGTTGACCTTCCTTCAGGCTTTCAAAATGTCCGGGTGACTTACACTGCCGGATACAAAATCGACTTCACTGACGAATACGACGCAGCAAAGCACACACTACCCTTCGAGGTTTCAAACCTATGTGAAAAAATGGTCATCAAAATGATCAAGAAGCGCGAAAGTGAAGGAAAGTCACAAGAAACACTGCGTGACAGCACAATCAACTGGGGTTCTTTTATTGATAGCGAAGACAAAGATGTCATCACACGGTATCGCCGTGTCACAATTGTATGATCGAGATGAACATCAAGGTGAATGGATTGAGTGGGTTGAAGTCAGCGTTTCAAAAGCGCCCTGAAATCGTCAAGAAATACATCAATGATGCAATCTCACGAGCAGTGTTCATCATTGAAAATAATGCGACTGATGACAACTTTCAATTCATCACACCACGTTCACAGCGTACCGGGTGGCTGCAAAGGTCATTCAAACTGGGTATTCAAACAAGGGACTTTTTCGGTTCTATTGGTCCAACTGCTGAATATGCGCCGAAGGTCCATGCAAGCAATCCTTTCATGGAACGAATAGCGCGAGCAGCACAACCACATATCGAAAGGGAACTGAACGATGCTGTTGCAGGTATTACAAGCGAAATCGCGCGACAAGCGCAATAATTTTATGAGTACACTCGGAAACATCAAAACAGAAATCAAAAACATTTTGGAAACATTGGTCCCGGCAAACATTGCTGCGGTTGAAATGGCTGATGTTCGAAAAAATCCTCTCGACGGTGACATCATCGGATACCCTCACGCTTTTATATATCCGCCGTCACTCGAAACATCTGAATGGATTGACAACAAAACTTCGCGTCGTGAATATGTTTTTGCTATAATGTTTATAATGAAGGCGGAGAACATCACCTCGGCTTCAGACGTTGAAGACTTAATGGAAGTTATCATGAACACTCTTGAAAATGAGATCACTCTCAACGGCACAGCGAACGCAGGGATCTTCCCTTCTACGTCACGGCCGGAAGCGTACAGTCATGGTGACAAAACATATATCGTGTTCGACATTATTATCAGGGCGAGGGCATTGAATGTCATCGCATAATCAAATCAAAGTTATGAAATACAATGACAAAGAAATGAAAACGGAGGAAGCCGGAAAAAGTGAAAACGGTGAACAGTCATTCACCTTCCCTCACGGTCCTCAACCGGTTGTGATCAAGGCAAAAAATCTTGTCGAGGCCACAAAGAAATTTGAGGAAATTATCAAAACTAATCAACAATAATATATGGCAAAATTCATTGGTGCGACAGTTGATGTGGGAGTTGCAAAAGAGGCGGTTCGTGGAACTGCTGAAAGTGCAGCATCATATTGGCTTCCAAAAATCAGCCTTTCGATTGATGATACAATCGAACAGGCAGTTGACGAAAACTCTGTCGGAGTGATCGAAGATGCAACCGACGCAAAGTTGGTTTACAAATTCGCTGAAGGCGAAATCGAAGCAAAGGTCGGTGATAAATCATTCGGTCTTCTTTTGCTTGGTGCAATCGGTTCTGTTTCTTCAGGATCAGTTGTCGACAGTGCATACACTCACACATTCAGTGTGCTTCAATCAGCGCAACACCCTTCATTGACACTATTCGTTGATGACGGAAATCAAGACTACAAACACGCTCTTGGTATGGTCACAGGTCTTGAATTGTCAGCCGAAGTCGGTTCTATTATTCAACACAAAACATCATTCCGTGCGAAAGTTGGTGCAACAGCAACGCTGACACCTTCATACAGTGCTGAAAACATGTTCCTTGCACAGCACATCACATTCAAAACTGCTTCAACACAGGCAGGTCTTGGCGCTGCAAGTGCAATCGTGGTCCGTTCAGTAAACTTCAAAATCGAAAAGAATGTTGAAGATGACCGCAACTTGGGAACAACTGAACCAACAGACATTCTCAACAAGCAATTTGCAATCGAAGGTTCACTTGAATTGGTATTCAATGACAACACCATGAAGACTGAAATGCTTGCGGATACAATGAAGGCAATGCGAATTGACTTCAACAATACTGATGTATTGATCGGAGTATCTTCAACACCTCAATTGATCTTCGACTTCCACGCTGTAAAATTCAGCAATTTCACTCGTAACTACGGAAACGGTGACATTGTGACAGCAACTGTTGACTTCAAAGCATTCTACAAATTGGCAGATGCAAAAATGCTGACTTGTACACTTCGAAACGCGGTCGCTTCTTACTAATCAACTTAATCAACACACACACTTATGGAAAGAGAAACAAAAACAATCAAAACACCAAACGGCCACAGCCTAGAAATCACAACCTATGCAACAGGCCGTGAAGTGCGAAACATCGAGGCAAAGTATTATGCGAAAGCAAAACTTGACCTTGTTGCAGGACAACCAAAAATCACTGACATGGACTTGTCAGCGCAATTTGAAGTTGAACAAGAAATGGTCCGACTCTTGGTGAAGAAAATCGACGACAAAACTGAAGACGTTTTGAACATTGTTCTTGACCTTCGTTCTGAAGACTACGAATTCGTGATCAAGGAATTGAATGAAGTCACAAAAAAAAAATAACAGATGATGTGCAATCCTCTTTGAACACTTATTCAAGGGGAAAAATAGATGAGGTGATGTTCATGCTCATCATCTGTCAAGAAGTTGGGTGGACGTATCAGGAGTATATGTCACAGCCGACATGGTTCATTGAAGCACTGCGGCAAAAAATGGTCCTCGACAACAAGCGCAGTGAAATGGAAGCGAAAAAACTCCGCAAAAAGTAATCTCAAACAAACACTATGGCTGCATCAAACATCGACATCATAATTCAGGCACAAGATAAGACGGCAGGCGCTTTCAATTCAGCGACTGGCGGTCTTTCTAATTTCCGGGAAAAACTGGACAATCTTCAACCTGCATTTCAAAACATGGCGAAGGTGGGAACTGTTGCCTTTGCTGCGGTGACTGCTATTGTCGGAACATCTGTTGCGGCATATCAAGAGGCTGAAAGGTCACAACGTCAGTTGGAACATGCGGTCATCGGTGTTTCAAAGGGAACAAAAGAACAGGTCGCAAGTATCAATGCCCTGTCTTCAGCCTTGCAAAAGAAGGTCGGAATTGACGGTGATGCGCTCAACATGGGTGTCGCACAGTTGTCGACGTTCGGTCTACAATCAAAATCAGTCGTTGACCTTACAAAGTCACTGGCTGATCTTACTGTGAACACAAACGGTGTTGGTGCTTCGGCTGATCAATACGTCACAAGTGCAAACATCATGGCGAAAGCCTTGAATGGTCAATTCGGTGTTTTGGAAAAAATGGGAATTCGCTTCACGGAGTCACAACAAAAGATGATTGAATTCGGAAGTGAAAGTGAAAAGGTTGCAGCACTTCAAGCCGGGCTTCAACAGAACCTTCGAGAAACCACTGACACGCTCGGTGGTCTTGACGTATCTGTTGCGAAGGCGAAGATGTCATTCGGTGAAGTGCAAGAGTCAATCGGAAAAGCGTTTTCTGAAGCGGTGAACAACCTCCTTGGAAGACTCGAACCGTTGATCACTCGCATTTCAGACTGGGTGTCAGCAAATCCACAACTTGCATCGACAATTCTCATGGTCGTTGGTGGCATTGCAGGCCTCGTGGCGGTGGTTGGAGTGCTTGGAATGGCCCTTCCTGCTATCATTGCAGGTTTCACCTTACTGTCGGGTCCTGTGGGCATCATAGCGCTTGCAATCGGGCTTGTTGTTGCCGGTTTCATTGCCTTCAAAGATCAACTTGCAGGGGTCATGTCATTTCTTGAAGATGTCGGCGTTCTTGATTATTTCAAACAAATATGGGAAAGCATTTCAAGCACATTCACAAACGTGCTTCTTCCTGCTTTCTCAAAACTATGGGATCAACTCGTGAAGTTGAAGCCTATATTTGAAGTAATTGGTGTTATTGTTGGAGGTGCATTGCTTCTTGCTATTATGGCACTTGCAAAAGCGCTTGAAATCATCATCAATCTGTTCGTCAACGTCCTTGCGATAGCGATGAAGGTTGCCGGTTTCATGGCTGATGTTTTTGTCAAAGCATTCAATGTTGTCAGTGACGCTGTTCAATGGTTGATCGATAAATTCACAACACTCATTTCAACTATTGAAAGCCTACTTGCTACGGCAAAAAAAATTGGTGGAAATGTTCTTGGGGCTATCGGTGGAGCAATCAACAACATATTCAAAGTGAACGATGCAGTCATTGCACCGGGTGGAAATGTCATCAGCACACACCCTGACGACTACTTGATTGCAACAAAAGATCCTTCATCGCTTGGTGGAGGAGGTGGACTTACAATCAATATCAATGGTGGAACATATCTTGATGAAAATGTTGCAGCAAAGATCGGTGACATGCTAATCAATACCCTCAACCTAAACATGAGGGGAACATAAATATATGGCAATAGTAATTGAAATTAACGACATAGACAAAACAAGTGAAATTGTCACTTCGAGTGTCATGCTTAATCGTGCATTGACAAATCAAATTGACACACTTACTTTTGAAATAAAGCGCGCAAATTCTTCAGGATACAAACCGGTGTTGAACAACAAGGTTGAAGTTATTGAAGACGGCACGCTCATTTTTGGTGGTCAAATTGTTTCAATTGATGAAGAAGTCGACGCATTCGTCGAGAAGATCAAGGTTTCATGCAAGGACTTTTCGTTCGATATGGACAAGAAACTTGTTGTGAAAACATATTCGTCAATGACAGTGGCTGCAATCATTGCTGACATCAACACAAACTTTCTTCCGGCAGGATACACAGTCACAAATGTGGTGTGTCCGATTATTGTGAACTATATTGCATTCAATTATGAAATGCCTTCAAAGTGTTTTCAACAACTTGCGACAATCACTGATTATGACTGGTATGTTGATGAAGCAAAGAACATATACTTTTTTCAAAAAGGATCACAATCAGCACCGTTCAACCTCACTGATACAAACGGAAAATATATATATAATTCACTGAAGATCAAGAAAGACATCAAGAACATTCGAAATTCAATCATCGTTCGAGGTGGTACATATCAAGGTAGTACATACACCGAAGATCAAGCAGCCGACGGAAACAAAACAACATTCACTTTTGCATATCAATACAGCAATTACATTGTGAAGGTCAACGGTGTGACAAAAACAGTTGGACTCGACTTCATTGACGATCCAACAACAAAAGATTGCTTGTATAACTTCAACGAAAAGGCAGTCAAATTCCCTACGGCTTCAAAACCAACAGCAGGACAAATTGTCACTATTGTTGGAAATCCTCACATTCCTGTTGTAACAAAAATAGCCGACAGTGCTTCAGTTGCATTGTACGGTGAATTTCAGTATAAAATTATTGACAAATCTATCGCTTCGAAAGAGGCTGCACGAGATCGCGCACAAGCAGAACTTGCAGGGTGGGCCGCACAAATCAATGAAGGTTCTTTTTCTACATATGAAACAGGGTTGAAGGTGGGTCAGAAAATTCGCATTCAATCAACAAATCGTGGTATTGATGATTATTTTATTATTTCAAGACTTTCAAGCAAGATGCACACACCAACACAAATGGAGCATACTGCAACACTTGTGACAAAACAAACATATGGAGTGATTGAATTCCTGCAAAATCTATTGATACAAAAAGACAAAGAAATTGAAATTTCTTCAGATGAAGTGCTTGACCTCGTGTTGCAGTTTTCTGAAACAATGGGCATCACTGACTCAATGACCGCACCTGTTTCAACATCAGGTCCGTACAAATGGCAACCTGACTCTTTGTCACCTGTTTATTCGCCGAAGATCAAGTGGAACTTTTTTACTTGGTCCTAAAATGTTATACTAATTTTATGAAAACGATCAAATCAAAATCAGGTATAAAAGGACGATACCGCATCATCGGAACAGATAGCATCACCGGTGAAATTTTGAGTCAAACTCCTTGGATTGAAAATCTTGTGATGAATGGAACAAATACCGGTGTTGCTATTGCAGCACAAAGAATTGCAGGAACCCTCACATATGATCTAACAATCACAAAAGTGAAAATTGGGACAGGAACAAACGCACCTGCAAACGGTGACACTGATCTTCAAACACCTATATACACACAAAACGGCCTTGCTGCTGCATCAGCAGTTGGAAATGTCGCTTCCCTTTCAATCTTTATGGCAACAGGTGTCCTTGCAAACGGTACATATACCGAACTTGGCCTTTTTGCAGGAAATCAATTGTTCGCCCGGTCCATTATCAGCCCGTCGTATGTGAAAGGTACAAATCAAGACACTACGATTGAATATCAAATAACAGTCACAAACTAATTTTATGAGATCATCACAAGTCAATGCCGGTGATACCGGAACAATAGGTCAATACAACAATTTGCGTGACGATGCAAAAGCGTCTTCATGGCTTTTGCCGCATCAGCAAAGTACACCGAACCTTACTGTGTATGTTGAGGCAGCATCTTTTTATATAAACAAAACATTTATCGAATTTGCAGGAGGAAACTCACCTTCTTTCACAGCACCTGCAACAAACCCTCGCATCGATCTTCTAACTATAAATGCATCAGGGGTCTTGGTTAGAACAGCAGGAACAGAAGCCGCATCACCGGTTGCACCTGTGGTTCCTGATAGTCAGATACCTATTTGTCAGATATACAATCGTGTTTCACAAACACAAATTTATGATACAGATCAAGGGGCAGGAAAAGGGTATATATTAAAAGACACAAGGCCTTTTGTTCAAACAAATATATATCCTGATGTTCAAACATTTACAGCAAATGGAACATGGACAAAACCTGCCGGAGCAAAATTCACTTTAATACGAGCATGGGGGGCCGGTGGATCTGGTGGAAAAAATCAGGGCGGTGGCGGTGGCGGTGGCGGATATTCTGAAAGATATATATTAACATCTTTATTGGGAGCAACTGAAACAGTTACAATTGGCGTTGGAGGTCCTGCAAAAACAACAAACGGAACAGGAACAGCAGGTACAAATTCAACTTTTGGATCTTGGCTTACTGGTTACGGCGGTGGTGCAGGCGACGGAACAGGAGGAAATGGAACTGGTGGCGGTGGCGGTGGCGCAATGGGCGCAGGAGCAAATGGCGCAGGTAGTACAACTGGAAATGGTGGTCAACCTATAACAGCAACAACCGATGCACTTACTAATACCGGAAACGGTGGCGGAAACGGTGGTTTTGGTAATGGAAGCAATGGCGGAAACTCTTTCAATGGCGGTGGCGGTGGCGGTGGCGGTGGAAACTCTACTGGTGGAACTGGCGGAAACTCTTTCAATGGCGGTGGCGGTGGCGGTGGCTTCAGGCCCGGATCAACAAATGCAGGTGGTACATCAGTGAATGGTGGTGCAGGTGGTGCAAGTAATGCAGCAACTTCAGGTGTTGACGGTAGCGCACCCGGCGGTGGTGGCGGTGCAACTGGTAGTGCAGGCGCACAGTCAGGTGCAGGTGCAAGGGGTGAAATTCATGTATACTCATGGTAATTTTATGAATAAATCAAACGAACAACTTGAACAAGAAAGATATGAACTTCGCATCATCAGTGCGGAACTTCAGCGTCAAGAGTCAATTGAAGAACTAAAGAAAAAACATTTTGTTAGTGGTTCAATTGAGGAACAAAAACAAACTGTCACACTATCGATGATCACCACTTCGAACCCTGCCTTTTCGATTGAGTTGATTGCTTCAACATATCGTTCAGGTGAATATGGTGCTTCGAGTCTGATGACACTGAAGTCACCGAGGTCA